CTTAAAATCTTAAGCTCATCGAGGATTATATAGACTAATTCTTTTACAAGCATGTTATCCTAATATTATTAATTTTGTCAAAGATAAAGTAAAATACAGTGCATGCAAAGTGGTTAAGAAAACTATTTATACATTCAAATATTTCATGAAATAAAAAGGAGGCATACCATAGCGGTACACCTCCAATGCTTATGGACAAAAACTTAAAAGAATAGCCTTAATTAACCAGCACTCTCACCACCCTCATTATCGGCTGTTTTCTGATCCACTGTGATAGAAGCAGCAGCCTCAATAGCACTTTTTACACTTGCCATCGTAGCAGCAGCACCAGCCAAAGTAATATCCTTCTCACTGCGATAGCTGTTTACACCAGTATCAGTGAATGCATGATGAAGCTCAATTACATCATACTGCAGGGTAGCATCTGCCAGATAAGTGGTAGGAATATAGTTAGGATAACCCTTCATCCTATACTGATCACCCCTCTCACCCATGCAGAACCACTCAAGATCTGCAATCTTCTTACCATTACCAAGGGCATTAGTGCCAACAACAGCATCCTCCTTAGCAGGAGTCTTATCTGTTACAACACCCCAAATAAACTCATCACCATCAGAGTATACAGTTGTAGGAATTACATCAAAGAGTACCTGCTCCTGAGCGCCAATACCAAGTGTCCAAGGCTGCTCCTTCTCAGTAATAACCAACTTGTTACCACTAGCCTCAAACTTCAGGTAAGGATTAGAAGTCTTAGTAGCACCAGTCTCACGAGAGAAAGCCAAATCAAGGGCATTCTTCATAGCTGTCATAAAGGCTGCTGCAGTCATATTCTTAACTGCATGTACAGCTGCATCCTTGAAATACTGATCCTCATCACTCATTCCATAGAACTGACGGAAAGCAATTCTCAAGATATAATCCTGTCCTGCAATAGGAGCACCCTCATTTACATCTGCATTCAAAGTAATCTCCAAAGTCTTTAGTGGAGTTACCATCTCAGCAGCTGCTACATATTTACAGTAATCAAGATTCTTCAGCTGGATTCTGTCACTCTTAATAACAGTATCTGGACCTTTATATTTGAAATAAAGTTCCATCTCATTACCTTTGCCAGCAATCTTAAAACCACCAATGGTACCTACTGCACTTGTTTCATCTACTGTAGCATTGTAAGCTTTTACAATGTACAAATGACGATTTTGATTTACACTATAAACCATAATATCAAAATTTTAATTAAACATTGCCTGAAGTAGGCCATACTATCAGGCATTATCATTTATATTTATTATTCTTTCTTATCATTTTTATTTGTCCACCCTTTACTTCTGACAGCAAGATTGACAGCTCTGTCAAGAATCTTTCTATGCATACTCTCATGAAGTTTACATGGAGTGGCTGAACTTCTTCCCTCAATGGTTAAACCGTCAGGAAGGTCTATCAGAATAATAGGTGTCAGTTTCTTCAGATATCTCAGATAGTATGAATCTATAGGTTCCTGAGAAACAACTTCTATGATATTATCAGACATATCAAGCCTGAGAGCCCTTCTTCCGTTTAGTCCCCTGAAAGGATTTCTTTTAATTTTATGGTATTCATCCTGAGTAACAGGTAATATATCCTGCTGAATCATCTTACCACATTTAGAGGACATTACATTGACAGCTTCGTAAGTAATGAACCACAAGTCATGAGGTAATTCAAAGAACTCTGAATAATCATGAATACCAATAAAATCATCTGTATATTCTGTAAGAGGTTTTAACTCCTCTTCCACTACAAGATTGGCTAAAGCTCTTCTTGTTTCCTCGGAACTTTCAAATGATTCACCCTCAATATTTCTACCATTATACAAAGCAACGGCATATTCTTCCTGTGCTTGAGTAAGCCATACTGACTTCTCATATTCATTGAAAGCTAATGCATTGCCTATAGTATAGCTTCCTAACAAAGAATCAAAACCATTACTGAAATCATCTAATGTCATAGTCTTTGGTTTTTAAGTTTATTACTCACTTCTCTGTCCTAACTGTGTGGTAGCAGAAAGATCTCCTTCCCATGCCATTTTTGCCAGTTCTACAGCTCTCTGAACTATATCTTCATGAAGATTAGGATCAACCTCACAATAAGAGGATCTCTTTGATTCTCCGTAGATAGTCAGGTCATCAGGAAGATCATCTGTTATAATAGGTCTTGGTACCCTAAGATATCTCACCCTGTAACTGCATGGACAATCCCCTTCATTGGTAACTAATTCTACATAGATGTTCTTATCTATACCATCTGTTTCTGCATTGTTGATTAATCTCCACGCCTGATGTTTAAGAGGTCTTTTGAAAGTCTGAGACATCTGCTGGGTATATTCCTCATGCTGAAGTGGAACTACCTGTAACAGTTTGCCATTCTTTGTCTTAAGGGTTTCGTTGACAATAACAAAGACATCATTAGGCAAAAGAAAGACATAGCTCCTTGGATCTAACTGAAAACATGTGGGATTCTCTTGAATAGTACCAGTACCCACTTTAGTCAGTGTAGAAAAGTCTATTTGTCTCTTGGCAGAGTTATCAAACCCCTGCCCTGTGCTATTTCCCTTGCTACTGATATTTGCATAGTTTTTAACTATCTCATGCTCAGCTCTTGTAAGGAACAGACTTCTCTCATAATCATTAAGACCAGGTGCCTGATTAGATGTTATGTTATTATAGTAAATATCAAAGGCAATGGCCATCTGAGATATCTCCATATTATCCTCCTTTTAAAAAATGGAGTATAGGGCTGTTACACCCTATACTGTATATATTATTGTTTCAACTTTGCCTCAAGAGTATACTTCAGTTCCTGTCTTTTGATACTGGTGATATACCTTGCTGCATTGTTTAATGTGCTGTCTTCATTCATTTCACATAGTGGTGAACCATCCTCCCTGAGATAATAAGTATCATTCTTCTTACCAATCAGACCAGCTTCCACACACTTCTTGATAAGTACCTTGGATGGCAGCAACTCATCTTTGATAACAGATAAGAACCTTCTGGCATCCTTCTGAATATACTCATTAATCTTACCCTGAAGATAATCCAACTTAACCTTTGGTGATGTAGGTCTGCCTTCAAGCAACTCTATAATAACCCTCAAAGTATCTGCATCATTTCTGATGGCTCCATATTCCTCATAACACTGCATGGTAACATCCATCTTACTAATGTTAGATGTAGCTTCTGCATTCTCTGAGATGATAACAAACTGATAGGTAGCCTTTGGTCTATCCTCCAACTCCCTCAAGGAACTTGCTATCTCATTCTTGTTAGCTAAAAGAATCTTATACTTAATGTAATCCTCTGGAATACTCAAGTCAAGATAGTTATCCTGTTTGTGGAGAGTCACCCTACCAATACCATTGGGGTTACTGTCATCCCAGAAATTGTTCTCCTTCTTATAGATACTGAGGGCATTGTACTCCAATCCCATAGCCTTCTCAAGATACTTCTTCTCACTGTCTGTAAGTACATTCTTAAACAAGCCTGTACTATTAAGACGAGGTACCACATAGCTTCTTTTTGCAGAGTCAGCCATACCTCCGTAGAGAATGTGCTTAGGATTCTGAACCATTGATGTGGGTCTTGGAACAAACCTCACAATTACTTTCTCATCTCTGAGACAGTTAACAGGCTCATCGTTTGCATAATTCTTAACCTGCGGCATTTCTGTTACAGCAGGCTTTACATTCTTTTTAATCTCCTGCATAGGAACGTCTTCTATTGAATCATCTATAATTATATTCTCCATAGCAGTCTCTTCTACTTTTTTTCTTCCCATTTTTATCTTCTCCTTTTTAATTTAAAAGAAGGGGAGAATAACCAGTTCTCCCCCTCAGTTTAGTTTATTCTTAACCTACCAAAATAGCAGGAATCAAGCTCATTGTCCTTGTTGGATCAAGTACACAAATACCAGTGGTGGTCATCTTGTGGATGGTAGCACTATCCTCATCATGACTCATGTAAGGATTGCCCATTGCACCTGTGAAAGGATTGCGAAGACCCCACTCATAAGAGGTAAAGTCACCATTCTGACCCTTAACAGCTACCTTGAAGATGTTTGGCTGATCCATAGAACCAATATCAAAGATATCATATCTGTAAGAAAATGCAGGACCTCCATTAGGATGCTGAATCTTGTTTCTTACAGGATCATCATAGTAAGGATCTACATCAATCTTCACCTTAACACCGTTAGGAGCCTGGAACTCAACAAACTGGAAACCAGCTGACAATGCATTCTCATGCAGAGGAGACTGAGTCTTCCTTACCATTCCAACAGCATCTGCATTAACCTGGAAAGCAGTCCAACCACTTACAGTATCCAATACAGCCTTATGGAACTGGATAGCACCACGCTCACCTGTCTTAATGATAAATGTGCGCTCATTATAACCCAACTTAGCTGCACTCAGCTCATACAATGCATCCTCAATAAGCTTCAGAGAGAAAGTGTTATAAGGCAATGTGTTGCTTACCTCAATCTGCTCATACAAACCAGCACCTGCCCTAATTACTTCACCTGACTTGTCAAAGTTAAGATACTCACCATTCATGTTGCGAGTACTCCTACCAAATGCAAGTACATTGTTCTTATAATCATTCCACTGCTGCTCAAGTTCCCACTGTACCTCATGCATCCACATGTTGACAGTATCCTTTACATAGCGTCCATTAGTCTGCCTTGTTACAGGAATACCACAAGCCACTTTCTTATTCAGCATAGAACCTGGAACCTTGTGCTGAATTCTGATAGTAGTAAACTCATTACGCATACTGATAGGTGAAGCAAACCTGATATCACCAACCTTACGGCTAAGAGTTCTACTTACAGGAGCATACTCAACAGAGAATCTCTTGCCTGCAACAAGCTCCTCAGCAGGAATACCTACAGTTGAAGCACCATAAGACTCTACCTTATAAACAGTATTGGTTCCCTCATTTCTGCCATCACCAAGTACCCTTACAGGATAAATCTCATTAAGCTCTCCAACAAGTACCTCACCATCAGCAAACCAATCCTCTGGGAATACCAAATAGAACGGCTCTCCATTTGCACCAACATTGTTATCACTAGCACTGATGATATTGCCATCAATATCACGGGCTTCTACCAGAGGAATATTCCTACGAGATGAACCAATTACATCCCATGTGTATTCATCATCTGTATCAAACTCCTTAGTTGGGAATTGTGACAAGAATGTGTCAAGAGTCTTACCTCTATAAAATGCAAGAAGCTGAACCATCAAATTGGTTGCTTTCTGTGGTTGCATCTGAAAAATTGCTCCCAGATGATTCTCTTTTGTCAAACCCTTCCAATGACTAAAGGTTTGCATCTGAAATCTACCTAATTTACCAGCCATTATAAAAATAATTAAACGTTAAAAAACAATCTATTTACCTTTAAGTGGCTTAGATATCTAACATCAAACCCTTGCTAATAAATGATTCCGGATCATCTTTGGCACTGGTTACCATTCTTAAACTACCGTTTGTATTTCTACTTGTGTTGTTTAAAGTCTGTTCTAGTTCTCTAAGCCCTTTCCTAACTTCTTTTTTTACTTTACCTTTGGTGAAGGAATCAAAGTCCTTGAAACCATTGGTAATTGTGTACAACAGACCAGCATACTTTAAGAAATCACTTCTGTTCTCCATCTCATATTTCTGAAGTGCTGTCAGGTACTCTCCTGTCTCTGGATCCTTATAAACAGGTTTAGCAATATTGTCATAGACTTTCTTGCGTAAATCTGATGTAAGCTCTATGTCTCCAAGCAACTGTTTATCCTTCAGAATAGATTCTTTCAATTTGCTTGCCTGCTTCTGCCTTTCTGCTCTTTCTTCATCAGCTCTCTGCTGTGCTTCTTTCAACAGTTTGTTATAAGCATTAGTGAAGAACTCCCTATTTCCCTGGAGAGCTTCTCTAGCATCTTCAACATCAGTACCAGCATCAATTGTTCTTTCTGTGAACTTCTGTGCTTTCTCAGGTGTGTAACCTTTATTTAGAAAATCCTGATAAATAACATTCCTTCTAAGTTGCTCTCCTTTTTCACTTTCCTCCGATATCATAGCATCGGTGATGGAGTTAACATAATTAAGAGTGTTTTCATACTTACGGATATCATCAGGTTCTACACCATTACTTAAAGCTTTGTCAATCCGTTGTTGTTTCTCATCAAATCTGGCATTAACTTCTGCTTCAATCAAATCGCTAAATGATTCTGCATCAACTGCCTTCTTGATAGTTTCTTCATCAAGGTTAGGGAAGATACCATCCACTGCACAGGCTTGGGCAATGGAAGAGTAGAAGTTATTTGGAGAAGTGCCACCGTCTTCATCAGTGGTAGTACCTTCCGTTCCCTGTACTTCTTTATTCTTCTCACTACCTACGCTCTCTGGCTGTTTTTCCTCTTCAACCTCAAACAGATCTTCAGGGTTAACATCCTCAGTAGTTGTTTCTTTACTCTCCTTTTCATTATCTACACCATCTTCAGTATTCTGAGTGGTGTCTTCATCAGCCTCCTCTGTTGCTGATGGCTCTGGTGAAGTAAATAGAGTCTCAATCTCATCTTCTCCCAGAATGTTATCAAAGCCAAAATCGTCTCCCATTTTGTTATCCTTCTCTAATTATACTTCAATCTTCTGTAGTGCAAAATTATAGGTTTGACCTTTTAAGCCCTTGAAACTAAAGTGTTTAGTTAGAAATTCTAAACTTAGTGATTAATATTGATTTGAAAAAAATTCTTTTAATTCTTTGTAAGAATACGCATTAGATGTCATTGGAACAGGTGAAAATTCTTTCTTTCCAGGATAGTTTTTTGACCAGTAATCATCCTTTTCAATAGCAGATAAAGGTCTCTCAGTTTTCTTCATATCTCCTTGATACAGAATCATTTTCTCTTCCCTATATAGCATTAACTGAACTAAACTCATCACCCTATCATAGTTTTGATAAGGATTCCATTGAATTAATTCCTTAATGAGAGCCCTATTCTTAAG